TAAATCTGTTTATGCAGATGTTGCAACAGCAGTCCCAGAGATCGCGATTTGGTGCCTTGCTAACGAGTCCTACTTTCCAAACTGCCAAACCACAACTGAATGCGCGAAGATTCGTGATGAGAATGACGCAACAGACATTGCAACCGTGCTTGATGCGACAGGCAATAGATTCGCTCATACCATCGCACACGCAACAGATGCTTATGCTGGTATTGCGTTAATGAAGTGGCTTGCTCGCGTTAATTATTCTGGTGTTGATACTTGTATCACTGTAAACCTAAAATCAACTCAGGGTGTTGTTTCTGAAAGTTTAACAGCAAGTGAATACGCAGCAATGGACGCTAAAAATGTTACGTATTACACGACTGTTGACTCAAAAGGACAGCAAGACGCTGGCAACTGGATTGGAAATAAAACGCACAGTTCATTTGGTGAATATCCTGACGATATTTTCAACGTATCGGCAATTTCAAACGCTGTAGAAGTTTACGCATACAACTATTTGCGCGGACAAACATCCAAAGCACCGCAGACAACCAAAGGGCAAGCAGGTTTAATTCGAGCAATTGAACAAGCAGGGATCCAGTTCTACAACAATGGTTACTTGGGTGAGCGTGAATATATCGATCCAGATGATGCGCAAACCAAATACACTAAAACAGGCTTTGTCATGCTATCGAAACCAGAAGATATCTTGTCTCTTCTTGCAGTAGATCGCGCGGCTCGTAAATCAGCGCAAATTCGTTATCGATTATATCCTGCAGGAGCAATCCAAACGGTAGAAGTCGAGCAAACAATTTATAACCAATAATGGAGATCTAAAGAATGAATAATTTTTCACCTAGCAATACGGATTTCCGAATTAACGGTCGCGAGTTAACTAATTGGGGCACAGCTTCACCACCTTTGACTATTGAGTACATCGATGCGCAAGGTACTTTGATTCGCGGGGAGGGTAGCGGTGCACTTGCACTCTATCGTGATAATCCCGGAGTTAGAATTACTGTCAATATGTTGCCCGGCTCACCAGATAGCTCATATTTAAAAGGGTTAAAAACCTCACGCGCAAATCTAACCGCATCGCATACAGTTATCGGAACACTTGAGGCGCTAGTTGCTGCAGAAGGTATTTTTGTTAATGAAGGTGCAATGGGTCGAGCAGGAACCACCACTGTAACGGATGACGTTTATATCATGGAATTCAATACAGAGGACTCCAGTAAGGGCGGCGACGCTTAAAAGAATAAAGCCCCAATTAAGGGGCTTTTGTTTTTAGTCATTTAGTTCAAATTGAAATAAATGAACTCCAGACCTCCATTTTCTCAAAACTTCACCGTCTGTTAATTTTTCGTTGTGAATTGAGCATGTTGACACTGTGCTAACTGGACTTTCATTGTGAGCTGTTAATAATTCAACTTCTGTTTTAAATTTCACTGGCATTGCATGAATACTCATTCCATTTCCCCTGTTGTTTAAGTCAAAACTACTATAGCCAATAAAACCTTGCTATACTGTGACCATTGTCACAATTGGAGAATTTAACATGTCTAACGTAAAACAAATTACACTAGGCGGCATTACCGTCAATATCGGGCAAGCTGTAGCAAAAGAGCAAAAGAAGCTGTATTACCTAGTCTATCCATACGCTGATAGATTGTATAAAGAAGTCGACGATGTGCCTGTGTTGAGCGTTAAAGAGCTTGCTAACGTGCTAGGTTTTGTTGGTGCAGAAGCTATGGAGCGCATTGAAAAACTAGCATTATCGCGTACATTTGTTCACGGCTCAGAATCAGGACAACCAATTACAGAGGCAGACTTCGGCAATGACATTGATGCTTATCACTCATTAATCTGCCAAGCTGTAGAGGTGAATCTTGCAAGTTTTTTTACACGATTAGGCGACGAACGAGCCGAGCGCCTAGCCAAGCGACCAAAGAAAAAAGCGCAATAGATTGGTATTTCGCTCGGTGTTATGTTGGAATACCTGACGTATGCCCACCACTTTGCACAAAGCATGAAATAGAAAACGGCACTTATACGCTAACCGACATTGAAGAAATGAATCAAACAATGGAAGAAGCGTTAAATGCCGCAGTAGACGCAATGAATCGCGCAAAGGCTCAAGCTAAAAAACCTCGCTAGTCGGGGTTTATTGCTCTTCCGCAACACTCACATGATTGCGGTTTATTGTGTGACATATTTAACACATGCACTCCGTACTCCGTATTTTCACGAACAATTTCGTCCATACCATACGAAACATAATAGCAATCCCCACCATTGTATGATTTCCTTAGGTACATCGGAGTATCCACTCTGAACACTCCTCCGCGAGTATAAACCTTGTCACCAACCCTAAACTGCTTTTTGTATAAAAGTTCGTTTTCTTTTTCTAAAGCAGTTATTTTATCCTTTAAACCTCTATTAAACATTTTCATCCTCCAATTACTTAAATTCACCAACAGTATAAACCGTGGTATCATAACAAACAGTGATCAACATCTCATTATAGGTAAATTATGGCTAACACGCTGGCAAACTTTTTAGTAGGGATTGGTTTAGACTTCGACACCAAGGGAGCTAAACAAGCAGCTTCCTCAATGGATTCCATCAAGCGGTCTGCATTACAGGCTGGCGCGGCTGTTGCTGGGGCGTTTGGAACTAAAGCCTTAACGTCTGACCTTGCAAATCAAACACGCGGATATACGATGCTTGCCGAGCAAATAGGCACTACTGCGAATAACGTATTTGCTTTAGATAGGGCATATCAACGAGCAGGTGGGGGAGCTGGCGATGTTATAGGTCAATTAGAGCGACTCAAACAGTTACAAGCAGGTTTGCAGGTTGGTGATGTAGGTTTCATCGAGTCAGCCGCAAGAGCTGGAATTGACACAAGAAGCATCATAGGAGAGTCAGACCCTACAAAAGTTTTCGAGGATATAATCGGACAGCTCGAAAGCATGAGTACAAATCAACGACTTAACGCAATTAACGCGCTAGGCTTAGATCCAGTTGCGATCAATTTGGCAAGTAAAGGAGTTAAAGATTTACAAAGACAAATAGATAAAGCATTAAATCGCCGTAGCATATCCGACCAGCTATCAAAAGACAGTGAGCAATTTGCTACACAATGGTTTGACATGTGGGATGAAATAGGCGGAATAACAGATCGCGCAGGATCAAAAATACTACCTGCTGTAAATGAAATAACAGGAAGTGTTAATGCTTTTTTTGAAACAAATCGAGAAGGCGTAAACAGCGGTGTTGATTTAGTATTCGGAAAGATTGCGGAAAACCTTGATTCCGTTGCTGTTGCAGCCGTTGCTCTTGGCGCATCTGGCATAGGCTCAACAATCGGAATGATGGCTAAGCACCTGCCAATAATCGGCGGTACTGCCGGTATGATTGGCGCACTAGCTAAGAGCCTTGGAGCTGTTGGTATTGCTTATGCTGCGGCTGATATTGCGTCAGGGTTAATAGACGACCAAGGTCAAAAGTTTGATTGGTACAGGGATGCGGAATCAGCACTAAATGAATCACTTCATGCAATTACAGGGCTTGACAGGTTCGGCACTGATGAATATTGGGCCAATAAAAACTCAGCGATGACAGTTATTACGCCACAAGATACAGCTCAATTATCCGCACCAGTTCAACAGGCGCAAAGCTTTCAAAATATTATACAAGCACAACACGCAGCAAGCCGAGGGTTTAGTAATCAGCAACCTCAACCAATTGTTAATAATATTTATCTTGAAGGCAGGATGATCAAACAAACTGTAAACAACGCCATGGATGAGCGAGACGAGCAAGCAGTTAAGGATTTAAGAAGTCCAATAGAAAGGTAAAAATAAAGCCGAGCAGTGGCGGCTTTTGCTTAGTAGTTAAAAGAAACCTAACAGCGCACCAAGTGGCGCTACAAACACACCGATAACACGCGCTATTTCCATACCTCCCCACTGTGCAATCTCAAATCCATTGCTAATAATCTTGTATATATTTGCACACCAACCACCTGCGAATAACAGTGCAATTACAATTATAGATATATTGAAATAAGACGTTTTATTTTTTGACACTTTACTT